AAGAATTTTTTCCTTGTTGTCCTGGTAGTACCGACGTCGGTACTCCTCAGTACCAAGCTCGTAGGTCACCGGTTCTCCATCCTCCAGCGACAGGACTCGGCCATGAACAGATTCATGGCCACGGCCGCCATGTGGTCTTCGTCCGTCTCCCCCGCGATCCACTGCATCAGATGCCGAAGGGCAGACGCCTTGAACCGGGTCAGTTCCTCCGGCGTCCGGCTCTTCTCGTGGTTCCGCTCGCCGTACTTGTCGGCGCCCCGCTGGGCAAGAGCTGCGACACGGGTCAGGAACTGCGCGTCGTACGGAACTTCCTCGGCCCACAGAAGATCAAACCGAGGCTTTCCCTCCTGCGTGTCCCGGACCATCCCGGTCACGTAGGCCTCCCGTACCCCACTGTCCTTGGTCACGAACTCGGGCATGTCGTCTGCTCCTTGATCAGTTCGTCCCGGCGCCAGGCACGGAAGTTCTTGGCGTACACAAAGCCGTAGGCGAAGGCGGAGACGATGAACCCCCACTGCTCGGTAGCGACCGCGTACGCGATCCACAGGGTCTGGGCGCCGAGCCCGATGGCCCAGCCACCCGAACTCTTCTTACCGGCCAGCCACAGCCCCAGAATGCCCACAGCGGTCAGGAGATAGCTCCAGTACGGGCTCACTTCGCTCCCCGCCGCTCGGTCCACTCGTCCTCGGCCAGCCGCGCCTTGATGTCCTCCAGCGTGCCCGGGGAGACCGTGAGCAGGACCATCATCCGCCGGTAGCGCAGCGCTTCCCGTTCCGCCTGGCGCCTCTCCAGCCACGCCGTGAACCGCTTCCAGACCCCCATCACAGTCCCTCCTGGTTGTACGTCGTGACGCACGTCGGGCACAGATCCAGCTCAGGGGTGCAGGACCACCCCTGAGTCCTCAGGTGGGTCCGCGCGGCTTCGTGACGTTCTGATTTGGTCATTGCGTCATTGACGATGTAGTCGTCGGAGACCACGGCCCAGCACTCGTCGCAGTTGACGCCGATCCGGGCCGGGTACATGGCTTCCGGAGCGTCGTCCGGAGCCCGCATGATTGCGGAGACGACCTCCGGCAGCAGGCCCCGGACGGGCTTTCCGAGGAAGCTCACTGATCCGGTCCTTCCGGCAGGTTCTCCGCGTCCGCGATGATGCCGAGGACGATCTCCGGGTCCCCCGTCAGCGCCCGCTCCAGCAGGGACGGGACCGTCTTCTCCGGCTCTGGGATCGGCGGCAGCACGTTCATCATCCAGATGCCGCAGCGGGTGCAGAAGCCGTGTCCGGCGGTGTACTTGCGGCGCTCGAAGGGGCCGTGAGGCTCTCCGCTGCCGTCGCAGTGGGCCCAGCGGGTGTACTGGGCCCACGCCTTGTCCTCGGCCTCTTCGAGGGTCTTGCCTTCGCCCCGCAGGAACGTCTCCCCGGGGAAGGCCTCCACGAACGCGGTGCGGTAGTGCTTGCCGTCTCCGGAGAGCACCACTCCGAGCCCACCGCCCTGCAAGTACACGTTCTCGGGCCACGGGTGCCGGGCTTCGAAATCGGTGTTTTTGATGATCATGGTGCGACCCTTCCGTTCTGCTCGAAGGCCTTCCAGGTCTGCGGGAACAGCCCCTTGAAGGCGTCTTCCATGAGTTCGGCCGTCATCTCGATCTCCCGCTGCGGGTGGCTCACGAACCGGGCGTCCTCGCGGTGGGTGCGCAGGCCCAGGAAGTGCATGAGGGAACGCGGATTCGCCGTCGCGTACATCGAGCTGTAGATGTTCACCGGCAGGCACATCCGGGCAACCTCGCGGGCGACACCGTTGGCCAGCATTCCCTCGTAGGCGTAGTAGGCATCGGAGGACGCCGTACGGAGGTTGTCGCGGACGATGCCGTACTGCTCGGGGGTGCCCTCGGTGAAGGTGTAGTGACCGGGCTTACCGGTCTGGGCGAGCTTGCGGCCGGGGGCGGGGATGTAGAACTCAGGGGCGAGCTGCTTGTACCTTCCTGACTCCTCGTTATAGCTCCAGCCAACCCTGTGACGCATGAACTCGCGGAAGACGAAGATCGGCGCCTTGATCAGGAAGGTCATCGACCCGTGCTCGAAGGGGCTGCCGTGCCGGTCCCGCATCAGGTAGTTGATCAACCCGGCGTTCTTGGTGGGGCAGGCGGTGTCGAGGGCTGCCAGCTCTCCGAGGGTGGAGACGCGGGCGGCGTTGCAGATCCCGGCGTCGTCTCCGACGAACTGGGTGAGTTCCACGGTGACCTTGGAACTGAAGGTGACGTTGTCATGCGGCATAGCGAAGTTCCTCTTCGATCACGTACAGGCCGTGACCGGTGTCGTCGGGGTACGTGCCGTCTTCGTCTGGCGTGTACGTGTCTTCCCAGGTCTCCCAGCCGTCCCGGGTGAAGAGCTTCCAGGTCTTGGCGTAGGGGTTGACGCCTGTGTAGGTGGTGCGGACGGGCAGCCAGCGGCAGTCTTCGTCCGGGCGGCGGAACTCGTCCCTCAGCACCTTCTGGGCGGCTTCCAGGGTGGCGTGGACGCCGTAGGACAGGTTGCCGTCCCAGGGGCTGTGGTCGTCGTTGATGTAGCGGGCGTTGTAGACGTGCGGGGGTGGCAGAGCAGGCATCAGAACAGCCTCTCGGGGGCGGCCTGGGAGGGTCGGACGACCTGGATCGGGATGCCCGCTTCCCGGGCGAGACGTACCGCGTTGCGGGTGCCACGGGAGACCCGGTAGGGGGCTGAGATCAGACGGCGGGCGTCGGGGTACTTGGCCACCATGGCGGCGTTGCGCCGGGGTCCGGCAGCCGGGCAGTAGTCGTCCAGCTTGCCGGGGTGCTCGATGTCACCGGGGCGCTTGCGGATACGGTGCCCGGCCGGGCAGTCGTCGGTGCAGTTGTCCCAGTCGGCGGGCATGGGGTCTTCGAGGACGCCAAGGGCTTCCCCGCAGTCCTTGATCCATTCCTTGATGGCTTGGTCGATGGACTGTGCTCCGGGGCAGTCGCCGTGTCCGACGACGACCCAGCCGGGGGCTTCGGTCAGGACGTACTTGGCGAGGGCGCTGGTGGCGGCTACGGGGTCCGGGTGCCATCGGGCGCCGGAGACGAGTACGACGGTGGTTTCTCCGAGGGCGCTCATACCATCCTCCAGCGGGCGATCTTGCGGCATCCTCCGCAGGCCATGCGGGGGCTGACGCGGAGCCAGGCGATACGGGTCACGGTCTGGCCGTGTCCGCAGCCGAGGCAGGCCAGACGGATCAGGCCGAGGGCGAGGGGGGTGTCACGCGGCATCTGAGGCCTCCGTGGCGTCGTTGATGTGCTGCCAGGTGACGCCGTTGATGGCGCGGCGCATGGCTCCGGCGGATACGCCGTAGCGGGTGGCGAGTTCGGCGGCGGAGATGCCGCCTGCGCGGTACTCCTTGCGGGCCTCGCGGACGCCGTCCTCGCTGAGGATCGCGCGGTGGTGGGCTGATCCCTTGTGTGCAGGCATGAGCATTCCTTTGCTAGTCGGTGAGGCCGTTGAACTCGGTGGGGATCTGCTGGAATCCGGCGTCCTGCATCAACTGCGGGACCGGGCGGCCCTTGCGGGCGTCGATGTGGACGTCCTTGAAGGCGCACTTCCAGCCGCACTCGCCCGGGTTGGGTCCGCTGTAGATGGGGAGGAAGCCGCCGTAGAGGGCCTGGGTGGTGGCCAGGGCGTCGCGGCGGATGGCTTCCAGCTCGATGGGCGTGCGGGGGACCATGATCCGCTGGTGGCGGGCTTCAAGGGTCTGGGCCTTGCCCTTGGTGGCGCCGGGTACGTCTCCGGCGTTCATCTTCTTTTTGGCTTCGGAGCGGACGCAGCCGTTGATGGTCAGGGCATGCGGATGGCTGCTGTTGCGGAATGCCCACTCGTACAGGCCGGTCTGATCGTCCAGTTCGAGCGCGAAGCGGGTGGAGAGGGAGGCGGCGGACTTGGATTCGATGGCGAAGATGCCGCCGAGGTCCAGGTCTTCGACTACGAGGTCGATGCGGTAGTCGAGGACGACGTCGCGGGGTCCGGCATGGGTGGTGATGGTGCCGAGGGGGGCCAGGCCTTTGTGCTCGACGTCGAGGAGCCGCCACTGAGGGTCACAGCCGTAGTGGGCCGTGTATCCGGCGTACATCCAGCGGAGGGTGTCGTAGTCGTCGGAGGAGAGGTTGCTGTACGTCTCGCCTCGGAGGGCTGCGGTGAGGGAGCCGTGGACGGCATCGCGGGCGACGGACAGCAGGCTCTTCTCGTCTTCGCTGCCCCGGTCCGGGGAAGTGCGGGTGTCCGTGAAGTCCTGGTAGTCCTTGATCACCGTGTAGTGGTTTTCCAGGACGCATTCGTGCCAGGCGGAGCCGATCTGGAGCTTCTTGTCCGCGTTGACGATTCGCCAGCCGTCGAAGTAGTGCCAGCGATGTTTGAGCGGGCAGTCCCGGCCGGTGGTGAGGCCGGTGTAGCTGACCTTGATCGGCGGGAGCGTGATCGCGGGCATGAGGGATGCCTCCGAGGGGCGGTGGGATTGAGGTTCTATCCTAGCAACTTCAGTGGGTGGGGCTAGCACCTCGGAGCCCTCACGGGCCGCGTTTACCGGGGCTGGGACCGATGATACGCGTAAATAGCCCTGCAACAAGTCCTGCGTACGGAGTCTGCATCAGAAAACACGAAAGGGAGGCTCCGGGTTATCCGGGGCCTCCCTTTCGGAAGTGCTGTACTCAGCCGATGCTGTCGGCGGCCTCGATCTCTCCACGCTCGATCGCCACCCGTACAGCGTCTGTCGGATTGTCGGCGCCGAGTGCTACCACGGCCGCACCTACGTAGGACCGGGCCGTGCCGATGGCAAGACCCATCGCTTCGGCGATCTCGCCATACTTCTTGCCCAGGGCGTAGTGCTGGAGCGCTTCCTTCTGCCGGGGGTAGAGAGCACGCTGCCGGTTGCGCTTCTCGAACCAGACGCTTTCTTCAGGGGGTGCTGCTGAGGTCATCAAGGGTTCTCCTGGCCGTAAAGGGGGACGTGGTCTTATCTACCCTATGCCAAGGTGATCCCGTCGACAAGCCCGGCGCGGATCAGACCGTGCCAGAAGTGCAGTTCAGAACTCCTCTGGTGGTCTCCCGTGCTGTGCCGGGCGGCGTTCTTTCCGGGGGGCGAGACCGGCCGGATCCCGGCGTCCCTCAGCAGGGCCGAGGTAGGTCCGGTCAGTACCGTGTTCGGCTGCCAGTACACCTCGATGTGCTGGGCGAACAGCATGCAGTGCATCCGGACCCAGCCGATGAGCTGGGACGTCGGCATTGCGGACCCGATCAGCTTGTGGGCACGTTCTTTGTCCAGCCGGAACATCTCGCCGTAAATGCAGTCGATCCCCGCCGCGTTCTTCGCGAACCAGCGGATGAACTCGTCCGGGTTCATCTCGAACGTGTCGTAGACCCGCCAGCCCGGAGACCGGAGTTCCCACGTGGGCCGGGAGGCGTTCGGGGTGATGTCGACAAAATTGCGGCAGGCGAGGGTGACGCCGACGTGGCCCTTGTCGTCTCCGGCGTCCGACCCGCCGGGGTCGAATCCGATGACGACGGTGTCGTCCTCGGTGACCCGGGGGTAGACGACCGGCTCCGGCCGCCGTGCGACGGCGGGGGCCTGGGGGGCGGTGTTGGTAATGCTAGGCACTGTTCAGTCCTCCAGCAGGGCGACGGTCACAGAGAGTCTCCTTGGTTGGTGTCTCTCGGTAGGTATCTACCCTAGCACCTAAAGAAGTTCCCTCACAACTCCCCAGCTCAGGTGCCTGATCTGCCGTTCCAGTTTCGTCGCCAGCAGCTCCCGTTTGCCCTCATCCACCGTCTTCGGCGTCACATAGTCGTACGCCGTGACCGGCCGGGTCTGCCCCAGCCGGTGAACCCGCCGCAGCGCCTGCTGGTTGCGGGACGGCTTCCAGGAGTGCTCGACAAATATGACCAAATCGGCCGCTGTGAGCGTCAAGCCCTCTGAGATCGTCTCCAGGGATCCGACCAGAACGTCCAGCTCACCGGCCTGGAAGGCTTCCACGAAAGCCAGTCGGTCCGCCTTGTTCGTACGGCCGTCGATCTGCTCCGCCTTCTTGCCGCACTGCCGGGCCACCTCCGTGCACGCGCTCACCGTGTCCTGATAGTGCGCCACCACCAGCGTGGGATACGTCCGCTCGGACAGGTCGAACCGGAGCTGCTCCAGCTTCCCGGACTCTTCGATGCTTCCGGTGAAGATGCCGAGCCCGGTGGCGATCTTGTCCAGCTTCACGTGCGAGGCTCCCTTGGACCATGCGACCTCGTAATTGCCGTCCAGGTTGTGTGCCAGGCAGTCCTTCTTCATCTTCCGGTACTGGATGCCCTGCGTCTTGGTCATCGGGGTGAGGATGGTCTGCATCTCCAGCGGGGGCAGGTCGGTCAGTACGTCGTCCCGCAGGCGCTGGATGTACAGCTCCCCCAGGCTCTCCTGGAAGAACCGCTGGTAGTGCTCGCACGGGTCCCATGCGGGCCGGTTCAGGCATTCCGGGTAGCAGTGCAGGAGGTCTCCGACGACCTTGGCGTGCTCTCCGCCGTGCTTGGACTCGCCGACGTGGAACCACTGGGCGATCCACCGCCAGTAGCTGCCGAACTTCTGACCGTTGCCAGACAGGTGCGGGTACAGCAGTTGGAGCGGGGCGAACAGTTCGGGGGCGAAGTTGGAGATGGGGGTGCCGGAGGCCAGCCAGAGCCGGTCGGTCATCTTGGAGAGGATCCGCAGGGCTTCGACCCAGCTCGTTTTGCGGCCCTTCAGCAACTGGGCTTCGTCGCAGATGATCGTGTCCCACTCCTGGAAGTACTCCGGGCGGGGTTCGGGGACGACGCGTACGGAGGG